ATTAGTTCTACAGTTCATCAAATTATTAGGATTGAAACAACAGAACAAGGTAATACTGCTATTAGTTATGAATTAATCCTTAGAAGTTAATGGCAACAATACAAATAAGATTTGACCAAATAGATGAATATATTGAGAATCAATGTAATAAGTTGGTTCGGGTCGCAGTTGTAGAAGCTGAAAAGAAAATCAAATTAGCATCTCCTGTTGACACTGGGAGGCTAAGAAGTAGTTGGCAAGTCGGAGAAAATGTTTCGTCAGGTGGTTATGGTTTTGGACCTGTCTCAAAAGGAACAACTCCGATTGAAAGAATCAATTATGCAATTGAAAAAATAGGGAAAATGTATTCAATTCACACAAACCTTCCTTACTCAGAACCAGTTCTTACAGGAAATAATTTACCTCCATCTTGGAAAGGGCGATTTAGAAGTAAAAATAATCAATATCAAAAGGGGTATATTCCTCTTCAGGTTGTAAAAGATATTCAAGGAATGATTAAAGTTAATGCAATGAGAATTGGTAAAACTTCATGAGCAGCACGTTCAACGATGTCAGAGCAGCCATAGAAGGACGGATTGCTACAGAAATGGCATCAAGTCCTACTTATCCTGTTAATTACCAAAACGCACCTTTCACTCCTCCAAATAACACGCCTTGGATCTCTGTGTCATTGATTTTTGGAGATAATAGTTATGCGACACTTCGACCTCCAACAACAGGGGAATCTTTCAATAGACAAACAGGAACTTTAATTGTTGATGTTTTTACATCTGCTGGTGTAGGGGCTGGAGCTAATTACACAATTGTCGAAAGATTAAAAGATAAATTTGACAGGGCTAAATTTAGTAGCATTATTTTTGATCCATCTACAGGACCGACTATAATCAAACCAGCAGAGCAAGAAGCGTTCTTTCAAACGCAATTCTCAGCTACATTTGACGCATACTTAGATTAATCTAATCCAATGGCTATTACTGTTCTATCAGGTACGTCTGGAGCCTTGTACTACAAACCTGCTGGAACAGTAGGCACATTTGGGACTTCAAACGTCACTATTGGCACTGAAACTATCGTTGTTCAATCCTACTTAAATTTAAAAGTAGGCGATCCTGTTCAATTTAAAGTAATTAATTCTCAAACAGGAGGATCAGGTACAGGTACACTTCCTGCTGGTTTGAGTGCTGGTACTACTTATTACGTTATTGCTTACACCGCAAGTACTGGAGCATTGCAAGTCTCAGCTTCTCTTGGTGGTTCTGCTGTTAACTTGACTGACGTTGGCACAGCAGCTTCTCCTAATGAGTTCGAAGTCTTTTACGATGATTATGCTGCTGTCGGTCAAGTCCAATCTTGGAGCTTTGAAGTAACAAGAAGTGAAATTGATGTCACAACAATCGGCGGAACAGTGGGGCAATATGCACCCTTTAAAACTTATATATCTGGTTTTGCTGATGGTACTGGTACTGCTTCAGTTTACGTAACAGATGAAGACACAGCTTTGTCTAACAGAATGGTTGAGGATGTTCTTCAGCGTCAACAGGTTGGAGCAGCATTTAAGCTTTATCAAGACAAGCAAGCAACAGAAGCGTTAAGTCGTAGTATTTCAATGGATGCTGTTCTTTTAGGAGCAACTTTCAACATAAATGCAGAAGATTCTCAAATTGTTGAGGTTTCATTTAGACCAACCAATACACCTAACTTCGATTTCTCAACTTCTTCATAGTTCTGTAATCACAACCCTTGTCTTAGTTGCTCAGGGGTTTTTTTATGCGTACAGTTATAAAGCAAACAGAATTATTCTTTATGGCTACCGCCAAAACTAAGTTAAGTGCCTTAGATCGATTAAAAAAAGCAGCTAATCTTTCTCCTGTTAAAAAAGAAGTAACATTGCAAAATGGTGAAGTATTTGAATTTTATACAACCCCTTTAACTATGGCAGAAAGAGAAAGCTCACAAAAAATAACAGGTGAAGATATGAACGCTTTTGCTTTGCAGTTGTTTATTAGTAAAGCAATGGATGAAAATGGTAAAAGACTTTTTTCTGCTGGTCAGACAGCAGAACTTAAAAACGAAGTTCGAGATGCTGATTTACAAGCATTGATGCTGGCAGTCATAGATCAACCTTTTCAGGGAGCAAATCCTGACCCAAAAGGTTAAAAGAAGAACTAAAAAAAGATAATTGGATGATGTTGAAATTTGGGGTAGCAAAAGAATTGGGTTACACACTTAATGAATTAAGCAAGAAAATGACCGAAGAGGAATTATTTTTATGGTCTGTATATTTCGGGGTTTTGAATGAACAGCAAGAGTTGGAGACTAAAAGGGCACGCTATCGTTAGACTGTAAAAAAATTAGGCAAAAGAAATGCCAGCAGTTGCAAATGTAGCAGTCAATATTGATACTCGAACTGCGGCAGCAAGGTTAAAAGCTCTTAATGGAAATTTACGAACAACTAACACTGCTTTAAAAGGCACTGCTGCTAGTTCTGCTGCTGCATCAAAAGGTTTAGCGGCTGTAGGAGCAACCATGGCTAAAATTCTTGGTCCTATTGTTGCTGTTACTACTGCTGTTCAAACAGTCACAAGTTCATTTAAAGTTTTAGGAGAACGTGAAGCAGATTTAAGATCACTAGCTACAGGTTTAGGTAATTTAGGTGCTGCTCAAAAAGATTTACAGAAATTAAATAAAGCTGCTGACGAGCTAGGTGATGCAACTTTGTTTAGACAAGAAGATTTTACGAAAGGTTTTGCCTTGTTAACTAGTTTTAGAAATATTGGCGTTGATGCTTATAAGGAAGTAGCAGAACAAGCAGCAAACGTAGCTCAAGCAAACCAAGTAGATGTAAAGACATCATTCATGCAGTTAGCAAAAGCATTGCAAGATCCAGCTAGGAATTTATCAGCATTGAATCGTTCAGGTATTGCTTTCACCAAGCAACAAACAGAACAAATAAATGCGTTAATGAAGTCAGGGGAAACGGCTCAAGCTCATGCAATGATTTTAGGAATTGTAGAAGAAAGTTATAACAATTTAGCAAGAGCAGCAGGTTCGGGTTTCGCTGGAAGAATTGATGAATTAGGGGAAAACTTTAGAGATTTTCAAGAAACTTTAGCCAATGATTTAAAACCTGCAATTCAAACTATTGTTATTGGATTAAAAGATTTATTTGATAATGCAAAGTTTGTTGATTCAGTTTCTCTTGCTTTTAAAACATTATTATTTCCGATTAATGCTGTTGTAAAACTTTTCCAAGGTTTTGGTGAAGCATTGAAAGCAAATATGTCACCACAAACATTAGAAGCCATAAATGGAGCATGGACTAAAATTGTATCTATTTTGCAAGCAGGTTTTAAAGATGGAGAACAATTCTTTCGAATCATTGGCCGAATAGCTGGATTGTTAACGACAGTTTTTGTTTCACCTGTTGAAGCTGTAATAGGAATATTTAAAAAAATTTCTACTTGGTGGTCGAATTATATGAAACCAGAATTAGACGAAACGTGGAAAGAAATGGGTGATAATTTAAAGGAGAAATTTGGAGCACCTATTAATTGGATAAAGGAAAAATGGACAGGAATGGTGGATCACTTTAAAAGTGAAATCACAAAATTCTGGGATAATTTACCCGAAGCTGTTAAAAATTTCTTTGCCTGGATAGGTCAAGGGACTGAGCAAGTTTTAAGAATAACAGTAGGAGGAACAAAGTCCGAAGACACAGGGCCAACGAGTCCCACAGTTCCAGAAGGGGGAGGAGGGAAGAAACCACCATCAGAAGATGCAAAAAAATATGCAACTGTGCTTGATGTTATTAAAGACAAGTGGGGGCAAATCACAGACATTGTTGCTGGTGGTTTAACTAATGCAGTAATGGGGTTAATAGATGGAACAAAATCATTAGGAGAATCACTTGCTGGAATTGCTAAATCATTGGCAAGTATGTTTTTACAAGCTGGTTTCAAATCAATGCTATCTGGTGTTTTCCAAGCAGAAGGTGGCTACAACGGCGGCAGTTTTAAAGCCTTTGCAAAAGGTGGCTTAGTCAGCAGTCCTACTATTGGTCTTGTAGGAGAAGCTGGAGAGGATGAATACATTATTCCTGCTTCTAAGATGTCAGGAGCAATGGATCGTTACTCAGCAGGTGCTAGAGGTCAAGCAGTCATCCCTGGT